ATAAGGTTTAATTTGCCGGACATGCTGCCGGTGTGGTGCCGCTTGCAGGAATCGAACCTGCAACTCCCCGGTTATGAGCCGGGAGCACTGCCAGTTGTGCGAAAACGGCACAAAAAAGCGGCTGACGATGTGCGCCAACCGCTGGATATTGAGTTTTAGAGCTCAAATTCATACGGCCCATCTCCCATATACACAGGAATGTAAACCGTAATTGAAACTTTTCCGATGCTGTCTCCATACGCCAAATTGCACATTTCTTGCAGATTTTTGCGCGCATTCATCCCAGCTTTGAACAATTCATCAACTCGTTTTTCTTTGCGTTTTTTCAGCTCCACCATTGCAGCCTTGATGCTTTCCACTTCTTCGGCGGCTTTGTGATATGCTTCATCAGCTTCCATCTGCCTTTTCGCAGCAGCTTCAAGTCGTGCGCGCAAAGTTTCAAGTTCTGTCATGCTTTTATACCTCCTTGTTTCCTTCCTCTACTGCGATCTCTCGCAGTTCCTCGATATGATTCTCCACCGCCGGGCGCAGGAAGGGGCGGGGAGCCATGCCCCGGGTAAAGTGCCATTTGCCGTTGAAGTCTTGCCAGACCCACGGCGTTTTGCGTCCGTTGCCCTTCTCTGCAAAAATACCGGTGCCCAACTCCACATAGACGCTGTAAAACAGGTTTGAGCCGATGGTCACGGTCTTTTGCGCCGCAGATACAACGTAGGTGAGGGATGCTTTCAGTGCGCCGCCAACATAGCCCTCTATGCCGGTGCTGTCTGCCGTTCCGGTGGGCACAAGCAGCTGGGCGTAGTCCTGCACCTTCATGCCCCAGATGGTCAGCACCCGCTCCGCCCAGTCTTCCAGCGCTTCCAGCAGCTGCGGGGTGTTGTCGGTGACTTTGATGTCGTATTCAAATTTCATCGTTTAAACCAGCTATCTACTTTCTTTTGCAGTCGCTTTTGTGCGCGCTTGTATGTAGAGCTTGTAATTTCTCGTTGTTCTCGATTTGGGTCGTAATGCTCCCGAAAATACTTTTTCGCTCTTTCTCGTTCTACATTTTCAGGGCTCCACTTCGGATTGTCAGAACCAAGTTCTTTAATCATCCGTTTTACAATGTAGTTCGTCTGCTTATCCGTAAAGTCCGGGTTGATGTCATTGAAAACCGCAATTTTTGAAATTTGGTCTTCCATTCTATCAACATAATCTCCAGATTTTGCAAGTTTATCCGATGTATCGTAAGGCGTTCCATAAGCGCGTTGCGCCTACTCCGCACCTCTTTTATAAAAATCTGTTTGTCGAAACAGTTCTTCTACTTTGTTGATTTCTCTTGATTCTCTTGCCGTAAAACCAGCAATTTTGCCGCCGCCCGCTCTCGCGGAACTGCCCGAACCTCGTTTACTCACGGTAATGCCTCCTTTCGTATTGGAATGGTTTTATTTTGGTAACGTTCCAGTCAAATTCATCAGGACATTTGCCATACCACAAGATGCCACTCGGTTGCAGCACTTCCAGTGCCTTACGGCAGTGCTTAGCAAAACATTCCGCTTCGTATGGGTCAGACTGTGTGCCGTGGCTCGAAATGCTCACGATGGCGTTTCTTGGCTCTCCGTCAAAGCACCAGTCATAGCTTTGCTCTCCGCACCAGCAAAGCGTTGGAATAACGTGGATGCCGTGCGCCTGCCAGTATGCAGCCAGCCAGTGCTTTTTGTAGTGCATAAAAAGCTGCACCGCAAGCGGCATATCACTGTACAAAGAAAAATCCGGCGAACATACCGCGCCGAACTGCTGCAAAAGGGGAATGTATTTGTCTGGGTTGTTCCAGAACCGTTCAAACTGGTAATCGTCCTTGTAAAAATGCACACCTTTTGTGGCCTTGTCTTTGGCGGTCAGCGCATAATTGACCGGGATCCATTCCAGCTTGTCAATTCGGATGTCCGTTTCCGGCTTGATTTCAGGGATGCCATACTTGCCCACACCCGGAAAAATCATCTTTTCGGTGTTTTCCATCGGCAGAATCACGGTTCATCCCTCCAAGCCTTTAGCCTTTCCATCCTTTTTTCCAGTAGGTTTCCACTTTGAAATCCAATCCAAGCCGCTGCATTTTCTTTTTGGACATATAAAACTCGTTATCATCAAAAATTCGCTTATCTTTTGAATTCGATGCCAATTTTGCAACAACATGATACCCGTAGTCTTCCATCTGTTTTAAGGCTCTTTTTTTGTCGCCTTCTGGAACTCGTAAAATGAAGGAATTCATATTGTGGTTTTTCAGGTAGTCCCATTGCTGGCTTCGTTTCATGTGCACCGGTTTTTTGTCCCCATCAAGAACATCAAAGCCTTTGTTCCAATTACAATGAACATCGCTCAGGCTTCTAAAAGCTTTCACGGCCGATGCGCTATGTTTACTCAGCCAACCAGTTTCCGAATCGGTTTCCAAATCATCGTAGACACGCACGCCGTCTTTTCCAACAGTAAAAAGCTCTTTTTCTTTTGCGCCAGCTCCACCGCCGCCGCCAGATTTTGCCCTTGTCGAACTTCCAGAGCCTCGTTTACTCATTTTTGGAACTCTCCTTTCTTGCGTTTTCTCTCGTTTGCCCGCCACATCTGTTCGGCTTCCGTGCCGCCTTTGGCCTTGTACCACTCGGTATAGGTCAGGTCAGATGTGACCTCTTTTGTCGTGTTGTCCCGCCGCATAGCGTTCTTCCGTGGGTACTTTACAAGCGCCCCGGTCACCTTACAGCGGCAATGATAAACCATTTCCGGCGCTGCGTTGGGGTCGCCGGGGTACTGTATTTCGTATCCCTGCACCTTGAACGGCTCGTCAAGATCGGCGGTCTCCTGATCCAGCAGCCGGTGCATCTCGCGGGTACGGTAGTCCAACGTGCTGTTCCAGCGCTTCTGCACCTCAATGCCAATGGCTTCGGCGTTGCGCAGCTGCTGCATTGTCCCGGCGTTCTGTGCGCCTGTAAGGGCTGTGATGGCGTTGTTCATCGCCCAGTGCACCTCGGTGTCTGCCATGCCCTGCACAGCCTGCACCGCAATGTCATGGACGCTCTTGCCCTGCACGATGCCCTGCATGACGTACCGGTTGAACACCCGGGCATCGTATGTTTTGTTGCTCTCGCTCTTGATGCGCTTGTTTGGCACCAGCTTGGGGTTTTCCACCAGCAGCCGCTTGACCGCTTCGGTGTTGTACAAGGTCAGGTTGAACGCCACGCCTGCGGCCTGTTCCAGCTCGTAGAACGCCCAGTTTGCGCCAATGGCAAAGATATCGTACTGTTCATCTCGCGCCAGCTTGTACGCCGTCTGCTGGGCTGTGGTGCACGTCTGGGTGATGTTGTCCAGCTTCTGGTGCATCATCTCAGACTGAAACACCTGATTCCGCAGCCATGTGCGGTAGTCGCTCTCGGTGATCCTCCCGGCTTCCAGCTGCGCCCGCTTGTAGGCGTCCAGCTTCTGGTAATGCTCCAGAAACTCGGTCAGCTGCTCAGTCATTTCCCGGCGGGCGGTGCCATAGACCCGCAAAATGCGGCGGCGCAGCCTGTTCAGCTGCCGGGTGGAGATACGGTCAAGGTCGGTTTGTTTCATGGCTGTCTCTGTCGCTATAACGGTTTCGGAACACTAGGTCGTACATAATCTCGTCCTGTTTTTCAACTTTATCCTGAGATTTTGCGTTCAGTGCGTTAATAAAAGCCTGAACAAGCGGGTAGTCTTCATTCTTACTCATCATTATTGTCCTCCTCGTCTGTGTCATCGTCCACGGTCTCCCGCGTTGCGCTCTCTGCCATCAGCGCGGCCTTGGCCTTTTTCTTTTGCTCTGGGGTCAGGTTGGGCAGCAGGTCAATTGCCATGTCCTGCCCGATGATCGGCGCCTCAGAAATCACCGTTGCGACCTGCTCAGCTGTGTTGGTGATCTTGCTGCGGTTGAATGTCGGCATAGCGTTGTCAAAGCCAGCCAGTGCGCAGATCTGCCGAATGAACGGCTTGATCTGCGCCTCGAAGTCGTCCGCGTTCTGGTTCAGCGGCTCATAGGCTGCGTCCAGATGGTCGTTGGTGCTGTCCGCGCTGACGCAGTGCACATCCAGACCGCCGAAGTCCTCATACACCCGGGTGTGGAGCAGCTCCAGCAGGGTTTGCCGAGCCGTCACAGGAATCTCGGTGGTGTATGGGGTGATCTTGCCTCCCTCGCTGGTGTCTGCGCCTGCAATGTGGTACAGATTCAGCTTGGTGAGGTACTCCACAAGCTCGTCGTCTGTCATGCCGTTGAAGTTCTCGCACAGCCAGTAAATCTGCGCGCAGTCCTGCAGGTCATTGCAGAAGCCAGACATCACCAGATCGGTGTTGTCAATGTAGGCTTTCAGCCCCACAAGGGTGCTCTGGTGCAGGTCTGAGCCCCACAGCGGCACAATGGGCATGGCGCTGTAGTTTTCGCCCTCCACGCTTTCTAACCCGCCGCCGGGGGTGGTGACGGTCACGCTCTTGTATGCCTGTTTCGGCGTTGTCTCCTGCATCACATTTCCGATTCGGCTTTCCGTGTACTCGGTAAAGCCGTCCAGCTCGTACAGGATGTAGTGCATATCCGTGTCCGGGTTCAGCCGCCAGAAGCGCACGCCTGCCTGCAAAAGGCCTGTCTTTTCATCGTACAGGGGAGCAAACTCGGTCAGCTTGAAAACCACCAGATGATCGCTGTTCCAGAATCCGAAGCTCTCACCGTGGATCAGGGCGAAATATCCGGCCTTCTGGATCTGCTCGTCGAAGCTCTTCCCCAGCCTTTCCTTGTCCACGCCATCGTCCGCAAAGACTACGCCGTTGCCGAGGGAGTAGGTTGCCCGCTGCTTGTTGAGCCGCCGGAAAAGATTGCTCTTGACCATATCGGGGTGTGGGGTGTCCGGCTTGGTGTTTTTGGACAGGCGTTTCAGCATTAAAGCGTAAGTCTGTGCGAAGCGTTCAGCTCCCGGGTTTTTCTGGGCATCGTACAGGTCAGCATTCAGTGCCATCCTGTACGGTTCGGAAGCGCAGTGCTGCTGCACGAACCGCCGGATGAAATCAGGCTGTTCCCCGGCGGCTTGCGCCTGCTGAAAGGTCTGGAATGTATATACAGTGCTCAAAATCAATCCCTCAATTTTACAAGGCGCTTTGTGCGCACGAAATAGCGGATAGCGTCCATGCAGTGGTCGTTGACCTTCAGCACGGTGTCGTCTTTGTCTGGATCCCAAGCGTACACGCCGAACTCTTCCAGCGTGTGCTTGCAGTCTTTGTAGATCTTCAGCCGCCCGGTCTGCAGCATGGTCTGCACGTCCAGAATTCCGCTCAGGACGTCGTTATTTGCGGGGGTCTGGGTAAAGCCGTTCTTGCGCAGCTCGGTAATCAGGGGCAGGGCAGAGGGGTCAACAATGACCCTCTCCGGCTTGATACCGCCCAGCCACGCCTTGAGGTCTGTGACGTACTCGCCCACGGTCTTCTGGCGTTTCTGTTCGCGGCCGCTGTAGTAGTACTCCCGGGTGACGATCCAGCAGTCTGCATCCGCCTGCTTCTGGAGCAGCAAAAAAACCGTTGCGTTCTGGGTGCCAAAGTCGCACGCCACATAGGCGCTCTTTGGCGAAAGCTCCGGCAGCACGTCAATGACGTGCTTCTTGTGGTCGAACATGTCATATACAAGGCCCTCAGCCACCGTCCACAGCCCCAGAATGTAGCGCTGATAGAAAACGCCGCTGTACTGGCTGCGGTATCTGGCCTTGATGTCCTCGGAAAGTGACAGGTTGTCGTCCATCGTGAAATGGAGATACATCATCTTGCGGGAACGGCATTTCCGCACCCACTCGAGATAAAACCAATGCTGCGGGTTGCCCGGGTTGCAGTTGAACCAGAACTTTGACCCGGTGACAGAGCAACGGGCTGTGGCCTGATTGACGAAGCTCTGCGGCATCAGGGCTACCTCGTCGAAGAATGCCCCGGCAAGGGTGATGCCCTGGATCAGGTCTTGGCTGCTCTCGTCCTTGCCGCCGAAAAAATAAAACTCGTTTGTTCTTCCGCCCTTGCTGACGGTCATGCAGTTTTCTGCCCGATGCTCCTTGACGTTGTAACCACGGGCTGCAAGCTGCTGCTTGAGTGTGCCCAGCACGTTGCGCCGGAAGCTGGCGATGGTCTTTCCGCACATGGCAAACTGCTGGCCGATGTAGCAGGTCATAGCCCACTGGACAAAAGAGAAGCCCATGGAAAAGGTCTTGCCCGAGCGGATAGCTCCATCGGCAATGATGCCGTTGAAACCGCTGTATGCGCTCTGCGGCGTCCACCAGCAAAGAACCATCTTTTGCCGCTGGCTGAGGGCTTTCCAGCGAAAACCGTTACTTTTCCGCATTGTCGTCCTCTTCCTCTGGCAGCATCTCCACGTCATCCGGCGGGCTGAGGGCCGCGGCAGCATTCAATTCCTTTATCAAACCATCATCGTGACGCTCTTCCTGCTCCGCTTCTTTCGGCTTATCGCTCCAACCAAAATTAACTTGCAGGCTAAATCTTGCGCCGCAGTTTCCGTCACGATCATAGAGACGTTCTTCGGCGTATCTCTCGCATCGAAGTTTCGCGCGCGTTATCGTGTCAGAAAACTCAGGTTTGCCTTGATAGTCGATTAAAGATTGCCGAGACTTAAACCCCAATGCTAAAGCCAAGCCAGTGACTGTTTCTGGGCGTTCGTCGATTTTTATCACGTTCCCGTATTTGTCTAAAACAGGCTTTCCGACTTCGTCTTCTAGGACGGTCCCTTCACAGCTTTTGAAGAACTCTTCGATTTTTTTCTCAAGTTTTTCTTTGCTCTCAAAGACGGGCGGTCTGCCTATCCTTTTGTTTTTGCTGTAGGCCACCGCCACCACCTCTCTAAACTCATGCAAAAGAAAAACCGCCCGGAAATCCGAACGGTCAGAATATCAAAATAAGCAGCGCTCCCGGTATACATTCAGTTTCTCGGACAACGTAAACGGTGGAGCGCCGCTGCATCCGGTACTTTCGCCGCCAGATGCCCGGCTATCTGCGCAACCCCCTCTAGGGTACGCAGCTGGCATTCCCGGCAGGGCTCAAACCTGCAGCCTGCGGTTTTGGAGACCGCTGTTCCATCACTTGAACTACGGGAATATATCATGCCGCTTGCAGGGGTCGAACCTGCAACTACCCGGTTATGAGCCGGATGCTCTGGCCGACTGAGCTAAAGCAGCATAAGAAAAACCAGCTTTGCTGCATGGAACTCATCATACAAAAAGCTGGTTTTTAATCGTATTGTATCAGAAGCGGTTAATCCACACGGATAGCAGGCCGTGCTCCTTGGGTACAGCCACGGCCTCCGATCTCTGCCCGAGGCTCGCGTTTTGTGTGGTCTGCACGGAAACCGAAACGCCGCGCATAGCGCACAAAGTGGCTTTCTTTGTTGCTGATCGGTAAGGCAGAGAGGATAAGGCCAGCGCCGAGACGCGTCAAAAACTTTGCCATGTCGCAAATCAGTTCTTTCAATCGCTCAAACATTTGTATGCCTCCTCTCCAAAAGTGTCCACTGTGGACACTCTAAAATCACGCTAGCCGCCCTTGGAATCGAACCAGCCGTGTCTACACACACGCGCCGCGCTCCATACTGCGCTCAGGCGGCATATAACAAAAGAAAAACCAGCACGTTTCCATGCTGGTTCTGTTGACGCACATCCTGCCGGGGGAATTATGGAAACCGGTGTACGGATTATGTGGCCTCCGGTGCGTGCGGAGGTTGTGAGGACAGGTAAGGATACCCTGCCACTCTACACGCAGCCACAAGCGGGATGTCAGCCCATGCGTCAGGTGGCCGCTGCTTCGGGAGAGCAGCGTGTCGGAGCCGTTAACCGGATTCGAACCGGCACCATCAAGACTGTATATGCGCATTGGTTAAGTGCGCAGTGATGTCAGAGATGTGTCACCAACGTTGTCCCGCCTTAACTCGGCGGCGCTCTGCCAATTGAGCTATAACGGCATAGAAGCAGCCCGCGAAGCGAGAGGAAGAAAAATGCCGGTCAAGCCTTGGGAGGAAAGCATTTGGGGTGGGGGATTCGCTTCGGAGACTGCGTGGCAAGCGTCTCACCGCTTTCGGCGGTTCCGCTTATACCAAGTTTAGCACAATGCCTGTGTCATTTGGATATTTGTAGTATGAAGGTGCATTGCAAAAAATCAGGGCGGGTTTTGTGCGGTTTGTGCAACATTGCCGAAGCCGTCCCAAATCTCTGCCAGATAGATGCTGCCCCACTTGATGTAGATGGAGACCTGGTTTTCTTCCGAAAGCCCCAACTCCTCGCAGACCTCGCGCTGCTTTTTGTTTTTGACGTAGTACAGGCACAGGCAGTCAGCCTGTTTTTTGCTGGATTTGCTTGCCGTGATACAGTACGCCCGCCGTGTGGCTTCAATGCGCAACAGGCACAGATCTGTTTCCATCTGCTGCAGACGGCGCTGCTCGTCCGTGATATCCGTTGCAGCAAGCCCAACCTTGTCACCGGCACCACCGCCTCCGGGCATCCCGTTCAGGCTTGGGGTGGTCTTTTCGGCAACTTCCCGGATGCGCTGGATCTTCTGTTTTTGGGCTTCAACCGCCGCAGCCATATCCCGGCATTGCTGGAACCACGCCTTGACCGTGTGATAGTCCACGCCGGTGCGCGGCTTTGGCTGTTCGCTTTCATGTGTCCATGTGCAGATCATTGTCTCCCTCCTTTATTTCCCATCCGATAAGATCGCAGACGCAAAATCTTGTCTTTTCACACCAGTGAATGACAAACCGCTCCGGTAAAGATGATTTTGGGATAGCGGAAGTCGATTGAAGATCACAAGAATCATCTTTCATATCTTTGATTGCCCACGCAACAGATCTTGTGACGCTTGTCTTTTCTTTAATTTCCGCTCCGCAGCATCTGCACTTGAAAACGCCGGTCATTGTCTCCTCCATTTTTGTCCTCCTATCCGGCTCGCCGGTTAAAATACACCGTCGGCGAAACGCCGCGCTCATCGCAGTCTTTGTTGTTAAAGCTGACGATTGCTCCGCAGCCGTTGTAGTTGGAGCAGGCAATCATGCTCAGCCCGGTGATGCTTTCAATTTCGTCTGCTCTTGCTCCGCAAAACGGACACGGTTTGCATTTTGTCGTGATATGTGCTTTCAAAGCTTGTCCTCCATTTCAATTTCATTTCCCCATGCGTCCCAGCCGGGCGCACGTTGCCGGGCAAAAAGTTCAATGCGCGGCACATCCCCCAGCAAATCAACAATGCGCCGCCGTGTTTCTTCTGGTTTTACGCTGTGCGCTTGGATAGGTTCCTCAATAACCTGCCGCACGGAGTGGCTTTTTATCTGCTTTTTTGCGCAAAAGTCATACGACACACCCAACAGACAAATTTCTGCGTTTGCGCGTGTGTACGCGCCCATCCCAACGAAGTTTTTTCCGCATTTGTATTTTTTCACCCAAACAAAAGCAGCGGTTTTGTAAGTGAACCCCCAAGCATCCATAACTCGAAGTGCATCAGGGAGTGTGGGAAACGTTGCCCACATGAATAATAGGCATCCGCCCCCCCCCGCAAGTTGTTGGACAGGCAGAGCGCAAATATCATCGGTGGTCATAGTTTTGTAATGCTGGGCTGCGTACCCTTGTTTTTTACCAGCCGCTCCTTTTTGCAGATAGTTCCACGGTGGATCTGCGTATATGACGGAGTACTTTTTATTTGGAAAGTCCATATCATCCCTCCATTTCCTCAATCCAGATCTCCACTCTGGGTTTTTGCTTGTCGTAGTCCACCCGGCTGCCATCGTGTGCGGCAACGATGCGGCTGTTATCGTCTGCCAGCACACCGGCTGTCACCAGTATGTCGCAGGTGGCCTCGATCAGGTTTGCAAGGTCAACCTTGCGCCGGGTAGCCATGTAGTACACGCACCTCACGTTCACGCGGGCAGAAATAGGCTCAGGCGGGGAGCGTATCTGCCACAGGCAGGCGGTCTGGTATTCTTCAAACGCCGCGCTAGGGGCAACGTAGCGCCGTCCTCCGCGCCCTTGCAGGATGCGTGCACTGTTTTTCTTTGTGCGTGGGTCACCGTAAAGGGTCAGCTTCATTCACCGTCCTCCATGTAACACCAGCTTTGCGGAGGGCGTGAGATGTATCTTGACGCACTGCAATTTTCACTTTGGTTGTCCCATTGCAGACAAGTGCAGCAGTCACCGGAGTGCTTGCAAGGCTTCATGCCCCAGAAATTTTTAAGCCTTACAGGCTCGTCCCAAATTTTAAGGTCAGAAATGTGCCAGCCGTATCCCGGATGAATGCCGAGGTATTTGGAAAGTTCTGCATCCGTCAGGCAGGTTGTAAGCTCCTCTCGTTTTACATTGCTTTCTTCATCGTTGTTTTCCGGCAGTGTGTAAACTGGCAAACTCAAGCTTGGAGCCGTGAAATTGAATCCGATGCTGTCCCTGTCGATTTTATAGATTTCATCACAGACAAATGTTCCGATAACACGTTCTTCCATCTGCTGTAATCCAGTTTTTGGAAATCTCTGCCACCAGTTTTCTGCACCTGTGCAGTAGATGTACACCTTGAACGGCGTTTTCAGCTTTGGGCGGGTCTTGCGTACCTCCACGGTTTTCATCCCGCTCCAAATCAGCTTGCACCAGTTGGGCTTGATGCTTATCAGAACAGCTTTCATTTTTTCATCATCCCCTCCATTGCCATCTGCTCGCACTGCTTTTCAGCTTCCCGGCGCTGCTGGTCATACTCAAACAGCATGTCTGCGTACTCTCCGCCCACCCGGCGGATGGCTGTTTCCAGCATCTCCGTCACAAGATCGGTGTACTTGTCCGAGCCCTTGCGGCTGTTCTTGGCAGCTTCCCGGGCTTCCCACAAGTCGGTGAGCTTTTCCCGTCTGGCGGCGGTGATCTCGCCGTAGCCGTAGGCGTCCTGAATCTGCTCCATGCTTTCCCAGCCTTCCAGCTCAGCAAAGGGGTCGGCTTCAGCCTTTGCCATGCTGCGGGCTTTGGTCTTTTTCTTGACATACCGGGTCAGGCCATCCTGAATCACGGCGCGGGCATCGTCCATCGCCTTGCGGACGGCCTTGGCCTCCCGTTCTTTTTTGAGCTGATCCGGCTGGTTTGCCCATTCTGTCATCAGCTCCGATTTAGTTTTTGGCTTCATGTTCTTCCTCCGTTTTGACAGCTTCACGAATGTCCAGCTTGCTAAGATTCAGATTCGCATACCACAACTGCCAATTTACAAACCAACTCCTGTTTACAAGTTTCCCCATAAAGAAGATTCGTTCCTGCTCCATCAGATGATCGAGCGAAACGATATACTGTCCGGGCTTGTACTTCTTCGTCTGCGCCGTCTGTACGGTTTTCATTTTTTACCCCCATTGTTCGGACATTGCCTTTGCAATACCTGGCGCAGTCTTGCTTCTTGCTTTTGCACGCCCTTCTTGACCGTTTGTAATGCCACGAATACCTTCGCACCATGCAATTGGCTTTCCTTTGCACTTCTCCCCTTGGCAAAAATATCTTGGCTTTGGTCTTGGCAAGTCGTTCTTTTTCTTGAGAAGAGGGAGATTTTTCAGCCAGAGGCAAGTGCGCTTTGTGTGATAATTTTCCTCGTCAGATTCACTCTCTGCGAAATAGTACGGGTGAATGATCTGGTCAGCTTTTCTGTATGCAGTGTTCATGATGCCTACTGGATTTTCCACCGCAATGCGCGGAACGTCTGCCAACATGAATTGCATAAAGAAAATTGCAGCTTCCACGCGCTTTGCCCATCGTGCTACAACTTTTTCAGCTGGCGTTACGCGCAAACTGTATGCTCTTGTCGCTGCGTTGGAAAGATAAGTGCAGGGCGGGTGTGCAATGAGCAAATCCCACTTGCCAACGTCATGCGTTACGCCGTCCATCGTCACGACTTGCCCCCCCTTAATGGCCTTTAGAGCGTCTCCGAGGATGTGCCATTCAGGATGCCCACCGGACGGCTCTTGGATATCGCATGAATAGGCTTCGTGACCACGGGCGCGGAAAGCTTTGCAGACCTCCTGCGATTCCTCGCAGGCAACTAAAACTTTCATTTGTCTCCTCCGTTTTTGCCAAAATATTTTTTCTTGCCCTTCTCCCGGTGCTTGTCCTCGTAGCCGTAGTGATAGACCCTGCCTGACACGGTCATTTGCCGGTTATAGTCCGTCTCTTTTGCGTGTTCTATGCGCCAAGCGGTAAACTGCGGACAGTGGTCATGGCAGGCAGATACCGGGCGGGGCAGTCTTTGCAACATGGATTTGTCAAGGGTCATCTGCCCCTTTCTTGTTTTTCCGCAGGCGTTCCCGGCTGCGTGCCATGCGCTCCGGGCTTAAAATATCGTTGCCGGATGGCTGTGCCCTGTCTACGCGTGTGCCTTTTGCCCGGCTGCCGCCTATAGGGCAGAGCTGGTTATACTCCGCAACGGTCTTGCAGCCAAGTCCTTCCGCTTCTTCCAACGCCTTGCGGACATACGCCCAGCTGCCGCCGCCCAGATCCACACACTTGTCCATGACCGCGTACACAAGATCCGCGCCCATGCGCTCTATGTAGCCGGTTAGTTCTTTTTCTCCGGTCTTGCTCAGCTTGCCGATATTCTCCCGAAAAAAATCCACTAGAGATTTCGTCGTCCTCGTCCCTGTATAGGAGGAGTCATCTTTAGATGACGACGACTTATCTATATCTAATATCTTATCTCTAATATCTGTATGGACATTTTTGTGGACGTCTGTGTGGACATCCTGTGGACATTGTCCACAGTGTTTTGCATCAATTTGACGCTGGTTCGTTCTTTGCAACTTTTTTTGCGCTGCATAATCTGTCTCACTTCCAACCATTTCCGAGTGGTTTGCAAGCACCAGCGTGCCGTCTTTTTCCTGATAAATCAGCCCAAGTTTCGCGTAAAGTCCCAGCGCGACGCGCACCGTATCGGTAGAAAACCACTTAGTATCGCGCTGAATCTTGTCCACATCATACGGGATGATTACTTCACCAATTTGCCGCGAAAGCCTGCCGTTGGTGTTGATAGTCATAAGGCAGAGCATCTGGTACAGCACCACATAGTTTGCGCCGTTTTTCTGACCCATGAGAAAATCCACCGCGTCAGACCGCATGAAGCTGTCTTTGAGTTTTAGCCAGTAGTATCTTTTCCCTGTAGCCGTATGTATTCACCTCCTTCCGCATTTTGATTTTAACTTGCCGGTAACTTGCCGGAATGGTTGCCCACTTTCGCACGCCCGTATAGCCAGATAGCGCAGCTATTGAAGTGTATCAGTCTTTGCTTACGTCAACCCCCGTGATTTCCTTAAAAATCGCCGCGTCGAAGTTTGGCAACCCGATGATAACGTTTCGATCATCGGCACTAAGCCTCGCCCACCACTTCCGGGCATTGTCTGCCGTGGTGCGTTCCTTCAAATAACCGCCGGTGGTCTTTGCTTCCGGGTGTGCTACTTTTTCTTCATCGGTCATACTGTCGAACCAGACGTATTCAAGCGAGCAATCGTCAATCTCGTTCAGTAAACGCCGGGCACGGGAATCAAACCAGTTCTGAAGCGTCCAATCGGAAGGCTTGTTGAACATATAGATTTTGGGCGATACCGTATTAAAACAGCCATTTGAAAAGGATGTAGCGTTCCGGTCGCCGCTGTTCCGGTCGCCGCTGTTGCAACGTCCAGTGCAAGCCTTTCCCGTATTCACGATCTCAAGGACTTCAGCCCAAGGGATTTCCCGCACGATTTCCAGCTTGTTCGTTGCACACTTATCCTTGCCCTCTGCAACCGTGCCGTGGGCGATCACTTCAGCAACGTGGTTATTCGGGTCAAAATCATAGTAACGGAAACAGTCGGCGGCATTCTTGCAGAAGTGCATACCCACATTGCAGACAGATGGGTTTACATCCTCTTCAAAAGTGCCGGGGCAAGAATACTGTTTGCCGCGACACGTCCAATCAGGGCTGAAAACCTTATAGCCTTTCACGCTCATTTTTTATATCCTCCTTTAGAACGGCAGGTCGTCCGTGTCCGAGAACACGGCAGAATCGGCATTGTATCGCTCTGCGTCCGGTATAGCATCCAACTGCCCATCCGTAAAAGGCGGCTGCTGGGCGCTCTGTGCGGCTTTTGCTTCGTGGGTGTAGTTTTGCGTCTGCTGGTCGAAACCGCGTGCAGCGGGCTTGTCTGCCGTCTTAGCGCCTGCAAAGCTGATATTGTTCGCCACGACTTCCACCGCCGTGCGCTTGTTGCCCTGCTTGTCCTGATAATTCCGGGTCTGGATACTGCCGTCAATGGCGATCATGCTGCCCTTCTGGAAGAACTTGCAGATAAATTCGGCGGTCTTGCCCCATGCCACGATATCCACAAAATCAGCCTGACGCTGCTGGCCTTTCGGGGTATAGCTGCGCTCGCAGGCAATGCGGAAGGTGCACACGTTGGTGCCCTGCTGGGTGGTGCGGAGTTCCGGGTCTGCCACAAGGCGACCCATTATTGCTATGACGTTAAGCATGTTCTAATCCTTTCTCTTCTTTTGGTTGCTTCTGGGCACAGTCCCAACACAACAAACGTCCATACTTTTCTTTTGTGGTTTTTGCAATATGCGTGTTGGAGACGCGCTTGCCTTTATACATGGCGTCTTGTATCGGCTTGCCACAACAAGCACACGTTAAGATCATCGGCGTGCTGTCCAGCGCTGCCTGCACTTCCGGGTCACGCTTTGGCACTGCGGGTGCGCTCTCTGTTCGCACACTGTACTTTGTCGGGTCTGCCTCCCAGTAAACATCTGCGCCCACGCCAAGCGCCTTGCACGCCACGCTCTGGGCGTCTGTGTAGGCTTTTTTGTAGGCGTCATCGTCTGTGCGCAAACCGCCCTGCTCCCTTGCGATCAGTAGCGAGCCACCAACACCGGGAATCGGTGCGCTCCATGGCTTTTCCTCGTCCTGCCTGATGTAAAGGCAGGTGAAGCAATGCACTACCACCTCACCGTTTGCGCCCTGCTTTTCCTCAAATACGGGCGGGTCAAACTTCCATCCCACCCCGGCAGCGCCGAACAGCTCTGTCAGCTTCTTGATACGCCACATAGGGTTGATATCGCTTTTGCCCTTCAGGCGACCGGCAGCTATTTTTCGTAGGGCTTCCGGCGGGGCTTTTCTTGCGCTGTTGTAGATTTCCATTTTATCCATGTTTGTATGCCACCTCCGGGCATCCGTGCACGCGACACCGGCTTTGCAACGCCATGTGCTGCACGTTGTATGTGGCATCTGCCACAATAGCAAGGTCTTTTGCGGTAGGGAACAGGCTGGACTGCGTAAGGATCACTTCCAACGCATACATTGCCTTGCCAAGCGCCTCTGCGGCATTCTTGCAGGCAAGCGCACGGTCAGTAGGGAGCGTTCCCATGTAGACGCAGTCAGGATTGTTTTTTGTCCACGCAAGGTCACCGGCAACCGCTTTCTGCACTTTGCCGAGTGTGGAAACCGCCTCGCCAATGTCTGCAAGTGCTCCCAGCGTGAGGCCTAGCTGCCACTCCGGCACGTTGCTTGCATAGTTCAAGCAGATCCGTTTTTTTTCATCACAATGCATAAACATTCACCTCGAGTAAACCTTGCTGCGGTGCTCGTCCAGTACAACATAAATCCTTGCCGGGTTTTCCTTTGCAAGGTCGTCCGCGTACTGCACACCATCCAACGTGGTGCGCACCGGGATCTCGTTCACGAACCGGCGCTCTGCATCATAAATCTGTACCGTGCACATACGCTCACCTCCTGTTGTTGTGCCGCCAGCCAAGGGCGATGTACCCAAGGTTTGCGCACAGAACGATAAAAATTAAGGCTTTCACGTTTTACCTCCTTGCGGTTTGCCGCATGTTATGTTATTTTTGTGGTGATGGGCGGCGAGACTCATCACCCTTTTGGCTTGTCCGTGTTGGCGCACCGGCGGGCTTTTTGCTTGCTTTCAGCAGCATATACTAGCCGTAACTCAGACCGGCGGCATCCGCTGCCCGGCAATCTGCCCGGAACTCTGCATCCCGCTTCTCTGCGTTCCTGATGCGGGCTTCCGGGCTTTCCCCTCTCCTCTGGTACGGGGTGCGGATCTCCGCGTTTTTCTTTGCCCGCCACGCTGCGGTCTGCTCGTCATGGCGCTTTTTGGCGCACTCTGGGCAGTACAGTTTGGTGTTGGACACGTTGGTCATCACCTTGCCGCAGTCCTTGCAGATGCGGGTGGAGGTGTAGGGGTTAGTGCTTGCCATTGTGTACGTCCTCCGCATTCTCAAGCGCCTGCTGCAAGTCCTCTACCATGATGGCGTAATCGTCAGACATGGCCTGCCACATCTCACTTTGAAACTGATAGTAGGCGTTGTCGGCGCGCAGTTTGTGACGGCGCTGCATCTTCTGATACTGCTTGATAAGCGCCTGAATGTGCTCTTCCAGCGTCATGTTACCCCGCCTTTCTACGGTTTGCGAGCTTGACGGTGTGCTCAGGCTGCTTGTGCACCTTGCTGCAGCGCTTATACTGCTGGTTCTCGCGGTGCAGTTCGTACAGGCTGAATGCAAGCCCTGCCGCCGTGCAAAGCACAGCCCACATCACCAGCGGGGCGCGGGCAGCGGCAGCACCGTAGGCGTAGCCGCCCCAGACCATCAGCAGCAGGGTGATGCCCGCTTCAACCAGATCCAGCGCTTTCACGCCCAACAGAAAGCCGCACACCGCGAAACCGGCAAGAGTGATGGTGTTCAGTCGTTTCATACTCCGTATACCTCCTTTAATTGGTAGAAATCCTTCAGCCACGCCACAAACCCGGCGCGGGAGATCAGAGGCGCGGCGGTCTTTGTGTCCACAGAGGGAACAGACCACCCGGGAAACATCCCCGCCTGAATCATGGCCATAAGTGTGGGTTCACCTACAGATATCTGGTTTGCCCGCATGACCTCGCAGCAGTCGTGAATGCTCATTGTGGGACGCATGGAACATCCTCCTCCCCAAAAACAGCATCAATGCCGGTAATGATGGGCGCAATCGCTTCCAGCGTGTTGTACTTCTGCCGGAAGGTCTGCGCGTCCCGCCGGGCATCTTCCAGCATCTGGGTGCGCAGCTGCGGCTGCTCCAAAACTTCCTCCAGCGGCATATAGCACCGCGCGGGCGGCTCTTTGGATGCCGGTTCTTCTTCCGGGTGCATCGCGTCTGCGGCATTCAATGCGTCCTGTTCCACAAGCCGGACGTTCACATACGCCCGCACCGGGGGGCTTTTCTCCTCCCAGACGATGCGCACGGCGCTGATCATCTGCCGCGCCTGCTGCTGCCGGTACTTTTCTGCGGCGATATTGTCCCGCCACTCAAAATCTTCGTGCAACACCGATTCCTCCGGTCTTGCCTCGTCCACAACGGCGGGTGCAGTCAGCTTGCCATCGCGCTTGCGGATGGTCTCAAACGCTTCGTGCGCCTGCTCTGCGGTTGCGTGGTAAGCACTTTCGGATTGTGTGCTTTTCCACGCATAGCCTTTTGCTTTTCTCATGTAAAAACCTCCTGTTAAAATTTGGCATCCATGCCAGCCTAGCCCTGACATACCGTGCCCCGACTAACCTGAACGTGCCTTACCTTGCCCCGCCAGCCTTGCCGCTGCGCACCATGCAACACCCCGCCTAACCATGCCTCACCATGCCAGCCAAACCTTACCATTTCAAAACCCGCCTTAGCTCACCTAACCTGACCAGCCGTACCAGGCCGCTCCTGACCCGGCCTAGCCTGACCCCGCCTAACCGTTCCTCACCATGCCTGCCATTCCTCAATATAACCGGCCTCGCCCCGGCGAACCATGCAGCACGATGCCATGCCAAACCTAGCCAAAACAGCCGCGCCACAACCCGGCTCACCATGACTTACCTTGCCCCGCCGTACCTGCCAGACCAAGCCATGCCGCGCCTCGCAGCGCCTAGCCATACCTCGGCGTGCCGTGCCGTGCCAGCCAAAAGGCTTTATTTGTTTTCCGGTACGCAAACATGGAAAGCGCCGTTGATGCCGCCCTTCTCGATGCGCCACTCGCCCAGACCGCACATCGTACCGCCCAACTCGATCATGTTCACGATGCTGTCCATATCGATCATGCCGTTCTGCAAAAACTCAACGCGCAGGTCGGCGTACCAGCCGGAAAACTCCGGGCGATACCGCAGGTCAGAGGTGCCAATGCCAATCTTTACCTCGTCCTCGCGGCACTCAAACTTGGGCTTGCTCTCGTCAAAAGTCTTGATCTCGATAAACTCCGGGTCATCCATGCCGAAGATGTGGAAAAGTCCGTTGCCGGTGACCTTGTTCTTCATAAAGCCCATGCGGTACGCGGCAGAGATGGCAGCGGCCTTGACTGCGCAGGCAGGGAAGCCAAAGCGTGCAGTCTTGCCGTACTGGTGCAGCATCTCTTCCGTCCAGTCCGCGTATGCGATATCGGGCTTGCCGTCCAGCCAGTACAGCGCCTCGGCGCACTCGCCGTCAGGGTTTTTGGCTACCTTGTCCTTCTTGAGCAGCTTCTTGCCCTGCTGCGCCTGCAGCATCTCCTTCTTTGCCTTCTCGCTCCATGCGTGGACGATCAGCGGGCTATCGCCCACAATGCGCAGGGTCAGGCTGCCCTTCACCGGGCGCTCAATGCTGATAAAAACGGTCTCGTTTGTAGTTGCCTTAGCCATAATTTTTTACTCCTTTTAAATGTGTGATTATGAATTGACGTATGCCGTAAGCTGCTTCGCGCAGCCTGCCAGCCGTGGCTTTACCGCTTCAAAAACAGGTTCACAAAGTAGATTTGCCCTTTGCCGGTCACCTTGGGGGTCTTGTTGATGCTGGTGTGCCCATCGGAGTGCACCACGGTGGTCTCCTTGATCTCAAACAGACCATGCTCCACGGCGCGCTGCGTGGGCATATTGTAGTCGCTGCGCTTGGGGTCTCTGATGAGGTATCCGTGCTCCCGCATCCAGACAAACAGCCGGTTCTGCCCGATCTGCACGCTGTTCTGGCACAGCAGCTTTGCAAGTTCGCCCACAAGGATGCTCTTCTTGCTGGCGTTTACCGCGTCCGCAAAGATGCCCTTGGGCGTAAGTTTCGCAATCTGCCGGTCTTTGTGCTCCAGTTCATCGTGGGCGGCAATCAGCGCCTGCGCCATCAGTTCAGCCCGGGAAAGCTGCGGGCGCTGTGCCAGCTGCTTCTCCATCGCGTTGAACGCCTGGATGTACTTCAGCTTCCACTCATCGGCTTTCTTACCGGTAAAGCCCATCACGAGGAAAGAAAAACCATCTCGGTTCATTAAGTACATCGGGAGTTTTTTGTTCTGACTGGTGGTGTACTCGGTCAGATGGAACATTTCGAGGAGGGCGGAATTTTCCGCCGTCTTCGTGCGAATAGCTTCAAGCACATCCTTGTGCTCCTTGCCGAAACTCTCGGCGATCTGGCGGCTGGATGCTACCGGCTCGCCGTTCTGGGTGGATAAGATGATGTCTGTCATAGTCTTGTTTTGTCCTCCTTGTACTCTGCCCCTCCTGTGCTATACTTGAGCGGGAGGGGGTGAAAAAATGAATCAGCGGGGATCCATGAACTAGCGTACAGATGAATTAGAGCGCATTCTGAACGCCAGCAAAGTGAATTATTCCAGTCCGCAAGTCTCGCAGCAGCCTACACTGTATGAGGTACAGCGGCGGTATGCGGAAGATTTGAAGCAGCTGCGCCAGCAGTTTGAAGAAAGCCAGCAAAAACAGGAAATCAAAGACCGTGAGCAAGCAAAAGAAAACAAGAAAAATCAATTTTATTCTGCATCGGCTCTTGTTGTTGGAATCCTCACCTTAGCAGCCACCATAATATTTGGACTACTACAAGTGATACATTGATTGCAGTCACAATTACAGCCGCAACCATGATATCCGTAGGTGCCCAGTTGGAAATCCGCTCTTTCCAACTGGGCTTTTTGTCGTTGTTCATACCGTTTTGCCCTCCTTACGCCACCCCGTCATGGTTGTTCTGGCTGTCGTTCTTGCGTACCGCTGCCATGCCCATGCCCATCCAGAGCAGGGACAGCTTGTCCTGCGGCTCTAAGTCGTCGAACAGCACGTTGATGAGCGTATCCGCTGCGTGTGCCCCATCTGCCGGAATGCTGTACCGTTCTGCTGCCAGATCGGTGCGGTTCTTCTTCGTCTTTGCCAAAATTATCATCTCCTTCTGCGGTTGGCTCCCGCGACGCTCCGGGTGGAGCGTTTCGGCTGCTGCCATGCAGCCATCATCAGGCGGGGTTATTCAGGACGAGTATTCCACGCTTCAATAGTTCGTTGCCTGCCCAATTCCCCACGATGTTCATAAAAATCGCGGGTAAATGTGATATTGCATTTCGGACATCTAATCCGAATGCCCTCAGTATTAGATTCAGTGATGGTCGTGTGCTCCTGCCCGCAGAAAGGGCAAGGCTTCAATACTTCCTTTTTCACGATTTAGCCCTCCAATTTGATTAAACGTCAAAGCTGACCGAATGATATGCGAACCAGTGCCCGCAGCGGCGGTGCAGCTTGTACCAGTTTGTGAAGCGCTGCCCAGAGCAGTCATAGGCCGTCGGGTAAAACTCGTAGTAGCGGTTCCACCGGAACCACTCGGCGGCATCGTCCTCGTTGAGGTCGTCCAGCTCGTCCGGGAGCCGCACCAGCTCAATGTAGCCATCAGTGCCGTGCTCCTCGATAATGCGACTGTCAGGTGCCGGGCGGTTGTTGTAGGCCCGGATCTCCTTCTTGATGCTGGCCATAAATGCGGCCATGCCGGACTTCTGTTCGGCGGTGGTGGTGGGAACGTCGTCCCTGATGAATGCCAGCAGGGTGTAAGCATCTCTCAGCTTCTCGGCGTTGGTGATCTCAAACATGGTCTTGCCATCCCTTACTCTTTGACTTCGCACACGTCGGTCACTTCGTAGACATCCAGACCGTGCCCGGTCTCGTCCACCAGCCGCTGCACTGCCACGTTCCGGGCGTCCACCGGGTCGATTGCGTTGACCTCGTAGCAGTCCCAGAACTTATCAACCGTGTTGTAAACGTACACCTTATAGCGTTTCATAATTTTGGCCTCCTGTGTGCTTGCGCTTGTTGATTACATGACAAGTATAAGTCATTAAACAACATTTGTCAAGGGTATTTTTGTTGATTTCTTAAACAAATTTCATTGACTTTCATTTTACGATGTGCTATAATAAGGTCACGGAGGTGAGCTCCATGACAATCGGCGAACGAGTCAAGGAGCTGCGAAAGCAGGTCAACTTGACGCAGCAAGCCTTTGCAGACAGACTGAACCTCAAAAGAAATACAGTTGGCAGCTACGAAGTAAACGTAGTGGAGCCCAGTGACCGAACGATCTCCGATATCTGCCGCGAGTTTAACGTCAACGAGACGTGGCTGCGGACAGGTGAAGGGGAGATGTTCAACCAGATCACCAGATCGGAGAAGATCACCAGCTTCCTTACCGAGATTACGGAGGACGAGGGTGACGACTTCAAGCGCCGGTTTGTGGAGATGCTGGCCGAACTGGAGCCGGAGGACTGGAAACTTTTGGAGCGGATGGCTGAAAAGCTGCAAAAAAAAGAGGGAAACCCGTAAGGGCTTCCCTTCTTTTGCTACCTTGATTCTATTTTACAAGGCCTTTTGCGTGAATCCAGATCAGGCGCAGCGCCCGAAGGTCTGCGCGTTCCAGAAGCTTGATAATAGCGTCGATGTAGCCTTGCCGGTCTGTTTCGTTCATTGTGTCCTCCTATCTAATGCAGTATTTAATATGTGTGAGGTGGTGCGGTATGGCGCGTGGTGGACGGCGAAAGGTTTCGATTTACGATCAGCGAGACCGTGCAAATCAAAAATGGGTAAAGAGCGTTTGCAAGGCGATAACGCCAAGCAAGCGGACGCAGCGGGCTTTTGTGAAAGCGATGCTTTCTTCAACTTCTTCATCGTCCGCAAGAAAAAAGCAAAGCTATGAGCAGCCCATTGTAAAGCAGAAGTACAAGTCGGAGCCTGTCAGCTGGGAGAATGTAAAACCAAGCAACAAACAGCTTGCCGGGTGTATCGCTGTCGGCGCTGTGTGTACCTATCCTGTTTTTGCAAGCGGTGCATTTGATGGAAGTGCCGCCGGGTTTGCTCTTTTGCCTTTTTTCTTTGGCATTCCGTTTCTTGTATCGCTTCTTGTTATAGTGAATTACAACAAAACGGAATACCGCGTTTCTTTAGATAAAGCAAAACGTGTGGAAACTGTTGAAACCGAGGACGAAGCAGTACAAGAGGTTATCCGGGACGCCCAGAACGAAATCGACAAACAAAACGCATCCATTTTCATGGGGCAATTTAAGGATTCTTTGTCCATCATGCAGAAAACGTCAGACCCAAGCACATTCTTTTCCAGATTTGATTTTGCGCTTGAACGTCTGGACGACATGATAGAACTGAAGGAAAAAGGCTTCTCGTTTGCCGGTGATCTATACGGTATGCGTGAGCAGGCAAAGGATGAGGATAATCTTGCAGACACGGTAAACTGCCTGATTGACAATTCCTACAAAAAGCAGCTTCAAAAACTTTCCACTTTAAAGACGGAGCGTGGAAAGGCAAATTCAAATCAGAGATGGTATGCTTCTTTTGAGCCGTTTTTTGACAGGATGCCGATGCGCTCAAGGACATATCTTGATTTAAAGCTTGAGGAACTGAAGGAGGTGTGACCGTGGATCTGTTCACCGCATTCTCCATCTGTATGGGCGAGGAGCCGCCCATACCGGAAGAAAAGCAAAAATATTATCAAGAGCCATCGTATTACAAGGACTGTGCGCCGTCCCTTGCTTTTGACGCCGTGAACGGTGTAAAACGTGTCATTCCTTTTGCGGAGCAAGCCGCAGCAGAAAAGCCATCTGAGCGGGGTCTATACCGTGCAGAGATTGCGCTGCTCAAATACTGCTCCTATGGTACTTACCCGCACCCGAGACACGGATACCCGGGGCTGTGGTGGTATCAATATGGAATAAAAAATGTTGGCTACCACCTTCAAACGCTGGAAAAGCGGGGTTTTATCCGTATGACCAATAAAGGCAAGTACGCGCTGACCGATATAGGGCAGGATGAGTTAGAGGAGAATAAAGACGTGCTTGATAAGTAAACTTGTTTACAACTGCATTTTACAACAGTTTGGTGTAACCGTCAATCGATTTTAATTGCACAAAAATGCGCTGAAAATTTGACATTTGCGCTGAATCGCGCGATTTACGCGCACTTTTAAGCGAAAAACGCGCGGTTTACGCTGACTTCGCGCAAAATATGCGCGTTGTTACTGGTTGCCGGTGTCCACTTGTTGCATTTTTTGCAGCAGCTGGGCGGCGCACTCCCCGCCGGGGCTTACCGCTGCGGCGCGCAGGGTGTGCAGTCCGGTGATCTTGCGGTTGGCGTACATGGCGGCAAGGGCTTGCTGCTCCGGGGTCATATCAACGTAACAGGCCAGAGCGGCGCGGATGTGGTTGCAGAAACAGGCGGTCTTTTTGTTGGTCATGGCTCAATCCTCCCAAGGTTGCGGGGTTTTGGCTGTGCCGGTAAGCACACTGGCGGGCATCCCGTCAATTATGGTCATTTCGATGGTCATTTCCGGGTCTTTGTTGCTTGTTTGACCGTTTTTCATTTTGTTTTCCTCCTGATTTTTGGTAATTGTGTCAACTTATGTACCAAATTCTACCATGCGCCAGTGGAAAATGAAATCAGAGAAAATTTTGTCGAATGGCGCAGATTTTTTCTGCGCCATTTTTTGTTTTTATCACGCATTATATTTTTGAGGGGGAAGGGTGTGTATGAGTTATTTTACAGCTGTGAAAATTGGTGCTGCGCTCGCAAAGGCGCGTGTTGCAGCGGGCTTGAGCCAGCGGGAGATGGCGTGCATGATCGAGAAGAACGAGCGCACCGTACAGAACTGGGAGAAAGGGCAGTCCAGCCCGGACGGTGACGAGATCATGGATTGGTTTACTGCTTGCGGCGCGTCACCGCTTGCGGCAATGCAGGAGATGCTACACCCGGAACTGTACCGGCTGCAGGTCACCGACATGACGGACGAGGAACTGGATGAAGCCATTGCGAACTTTTTGGACAATTCTTCCCGGATCGTCAAAGAGATGATCCTGTTCATCGTGCTGGGCAAGCATGGCAGCTATCCCCCGGCGGTGATTGCCGAGATCTGCGCGAACCTGCACACGCCGCTGCAGAATAAGGTTTCGGTCTGCGGTCAGGTGCTGGATAACTACAACTGCGCTGTTGCCACCCACACAGACCCCGTGCCGGATGATGTGCACCCGCCGGTGGAACTGCTGACTACTGCGTACAAGTCGGGCAAGGAAGCGTCCAGACGAGGGGAAACATCCTACACAACAAAGAGAGGGCGGAAAGAATGAACTGCACCAGATGCAAGCGAGAGATCCCGGACGGCGCTGCATTCTGCCCTTGGTGCGGTAAGCGTCAGCCGGATACCGCACCGCCCGCGCAAAGAAAAAAGCGCCGCCGTCCAAAGGGCAGCGGCAGCGTGTATAAATTGAACGGCTCAAGGGCAAAGCCGTATGTTGCGCTTACGGCGCATAGGGAGGTTCTGGGCACGTTTGAAACGGCGGGGGAAGCTGTGCAAGCACTGGATACATACAACGCCCAGAACACGCCAGCAGTGCGTTTGAAGTGCACCTTTGCGGATGCTTACGCGCAGTGGAGAGCACAGTCAAAATTTGAGAAGTTGAGCCCTGACATGAAAAAAGGGTATGAGCTGGCTTACGCAAAGTCTGAACCTCTGTATGACCGACAATTGCGGGAACTGAAAGCGGCAGACTATCAACAGATCATCGACCAGATGGTTGAAAAAGGGCTTTCCAGAAGCTCCTGCGAGAAGCAGCGCACGCTTTTTAGCCAGATTTGCGACTGGGCAATGGCGCAAGACATTATAAACAAGAACTACGCTATGCTTCTGCAGCTTCCTGCAGCACCCGGAAAGGCAGAACGCACCCTTACCGCCCAAGAGATCGAGCAGATCAGCAGCCGACAGAACGACCAAAAGTTTGGCCAGATCGCGCAGATATCGCTGGTCTTGCTATATACAGGTATGCGTATAGACGAGTTGCTTTCTATGCGCTGCGAGGATGTGCATTTGAAAGAGCACTATATGCAGGGCGGCGAGAAAACGGAAGCTGGCAAAAACCGCATTATCCCGATTCTCGAACCGGTCTACAAGATCATTGCCTTTTGGATGCTGGACAGCGGGTGTGATTGGCTGATACCGTCCAAAGCTGGCACAAAGCTGGATAAGCGCAACGTAGCTACAAAGTTTCGCGCTCTGATGAAGGAATGCGGTATAGAAGGCGTGCACCCGCATACGCTACGCCATACCGCCAGCAGCAAGATGGTGGAGTGCGGTCTGGAAACGACGGCGGTGCAGGCAATTTTGGGGCACAAGAACTTTTCAACGACCGCAAATAAGTATGTCTCCCACAATGACCCGGAATACTTGTTGCAGGAAATGCAGAAAATGAAGTACTGAATTGTTAGATTATCCGTTAGATTACAACATGATTTTGGGTGTTTTCAGACGTTTTTGAACATAAAATAAAACGCACAGACGGGTTTAAATTATCGTCTGTGCGTTATTTTTTGGAGCTGGTGACAGGAGTTGAACCTGCAACCCACTGATTACAAATCAAATTTATTTTGCGAATTAACGAAATAATTTGCGAAATTGTTAGATTACTGTTAGCTTACAAATGGCATAAACTAATATAACTGCTTATGTAAAAATAGCACATTTTGCCTATCTTTACAAGTTGCCTATCTTTTTCATCACAAGTTCATATTCCTTTGGGTATGCAATTTTTATTGCGCTCATGTGTCTGTCCAGTACCTCCATCAACCCGCTGAACGGCACAGCGCTTGCGGCCTCTACAAATTCGCTCTGCGGTTCTTGCGGTCTTGTGGAATACTCCATCTGCATGACTGGTTCAGGCTGCGGATCGGGGCTGTTATCCCGGCTTTCCGCTTCGCTCAACTCATTTCGCACAGTGCAGAGGGCGGCAAGCTTTTCCACGCTCTGCCAGTTCGTTTCTTCGCATTTTAGCTTGCGGATGTGTTCATTGATTTCAACGATGTCCATGCCTGCCGCCCCCCCTTATCACATATTGTTCAGGATGTCCAGAGCGCGCTTGTATGCGTCACGCTCTGCACCGGTTGCGTCCTGCATCATGTTCTCGATGTCAGAGATCATCTTTTCCCGGCCATCGCCGCGCGAGTAGTGACCGCGCACATAGTGCCGCCCACGGTTTGCGTAGCTGTTGCCCCGGTTATAGTTTTCGGTACGTCCGTAGTTGCCGCGCATATCAGCTTCCCACTCACCAGCACGGCTATAATCGCCGTCCTCAAGCATCATGATCTTGTCGATATTTTTGATGGTGTCGGTCAGCTTATGTACGGTATCCAGAACGCGCTCGTTCAGGCCGTTCTTGGCATCGCGGTTGTACTCGTCCAGCTCCTCGCAGAGCATTTCACGCAGATCATAGAGATTCTTACTCATGTTGTACTCCTTCCTTATGCAACGCGCTCAACTATCATATTGCTGTTTGCAATGCTGATTGCCTGAGCGCTGGTGTTTTTGAGAGCAACAGTTACGCAGCAGCCGCGAGGCACCTCGATGAAAGCGGCCACGAAAACGTTGAAGTAATTTTCGACTGCTGCCGGGGTGACAATGGCTGTCGCACTGGTCAGCGCTTCGCCGCCGACAGCCAGCGCAACAGAGATAGCGCCCACAGTGCCTCCGGTAGGGATGGCGATGTTGCCGCCAAAACTCACTTTGAACAGCGCCTTGCACTGGTTTGTAAGCCCGCGCAGCGTCACATTGCCAGCACCTTCGCGGTGCACGATGCAGTTCGTTCCCTTCACAGCGGTTTCAGTCAAGGGAAGATTCTGACCGGCTGCCACGGTCTGGATCGTGGTAGAGGTAAATTCAGCCATTTTATCGGCTCCTTTCATAATAAAAACGCCGGGACCACTGCCCCGGCGCTCTGGTTTGCAAAATCAGCTCAGGGGCTGAACAGGCTACAAATTGTAGTCAGTTGCCGTTATTCAGTTAGGCGCAACCGTTGCAGCCGCAACCGGTGCCGCAATTACCGTACTGGTAAGGTGCAGGAACCGGGAATGCAGGCACAGGGCGGGGGTTGTAGTAGGCCAGCTGACCGCTCATGTAGGCCTTGAGCGTTTCGTTCTGGGCTGCTTGAGATGCCGCAAGCTGTGCTGCGAACAGCTGCTGACCCTGCTCAGCAATCTTTGCGTCCTTTGCCTCGATGCGCTGTGCGGTCAGGGCGTCAAGGATGGCGCGGGCGTTCTGGTTCTGGTTGTCGATGATGTCACGGGTGGTGTTCTGCACCGTGTTCCGGGTCTCGCAGGACTGGGTGGCCAGATTGTAGTTGACGCCCTGAATGGCAGAGCGGTTCTCGCAGCAGCACTCCTGCTGCTGCATCTGCATGGCAAACAGCTGCTGCATGAACGCCGCCTGCTGGTTTGCGCGGCTGATCTCTGCGGACATAAAGCCGTTGCTCACGGTCTGCTGCACGCCGTTGACAAGCTGCGCCTGCTGGTAGAAGCCATCACACATGCCGTTGTTGATACCATCCATCTTGCGCTCGATGTTGGCAAAATCGGAGGTCAGGACGTAGCCGTCAACGACACCGGCACCGGTGTTGCCATTGCCGCCCCAGTTGCCGCCCCAGCCGCCGCAGAAGGCGAACAGGAACAAGATGATGATCCACCATGCGCCATCATTGCCAAAGCCAAAGCCGTTGCCGCCATTGGTGTTTGCGGGCTGAACAGGCATGGTCAGAACCGCAGAATCGGAAGAAAGAGACATTTTTGTACTCCTTTCGTGTGTTTTGAATGATTTTTATGCTTGAACCGTGGCCACGGTTACGACTTAATGGAGGAATTGCTGAAACTGCTGCGCCATCGCCTGCAGCTGGTTCAGCTGGTTTTGTGACATTCTGCCGGATTGCAGCAGCTTTTGCACCTCTGCTTTCGGATCGCCCTGAAAGTTTGCACGGAACTGCTGGAACTGCTGCATCATCTGCCCGAACTGACCCATAGGGTTTGGCATGGCTGGCATACCGCCGCCCAGTGCGTTAAAAAGAGGGTTTGCCATACTTATTTGACCTCCGTTTCAGGCTTTGCAGGCTCTTGCTTCTCAAGTGCCGCACAGCGGGCTGCCAGCGCGTTAAACTCTGCCCGGGTGACAAACTCCACGCCGGGCTGCTGCGCCGTTTGTGGCGGCGTTTTTGCGGCTGTGGTGCGCTCCTTGTAGTCAAACATCCGGAGGGGAAGCGGCATACCGCTTGCATCGGTGCTTTTGATGTAAAACGCGCTATTTTCGCTGTCCATCAGGAGCACGCTGTTCCCGGCAGCAACCATATATGCCTTTGCGCCCTCCTCGCCTTGCACCCAAATGATGGACGGCGTGCCCTGCGTCTGCTGTGCCGCTTGCCCCATCATAGGCTGCTGATAAGCATTTTGACGCAGTTGTGCAAGCTGATCCGGCATTGCCTGCCCATAATAGCCGGGCTGGTATCCGTATGGAATGTATGGCATCGCTTAGTCCTCCTTGTACCAGTAATATATCGGGCACTCTGCGCCACTGTCCCAGCTATCCATCCACTCGCCATTGATAACAGCCAGAACGTGGCCAGAGCAGCCAAGAACATAGATCCCGCGCGGGTACTCCCTTGCAAAATCCTCCACGGTGTAGCAGGTGGAGCAGTCTGCCTCGACAAGGCGGCGCTTAAATCCGCGCTTTTGGAGGTACGCGCCCCATGTGCGGTTGGCGCTTGGCATATCGCCCAGTGCGTAACCCATCATTGCAAGCCCTACATACGCCTGCTCCCAGCTTTGCCCGGTGGCAGCTGCAACGGCTCGCACTGCACAGTCACCGACGCTGCTGCCGCGCGGGTTTGGGTTGAACTTGTGCCACATAAGCGCCCCCTCCTTTTGCGGTTATCGTACCAGAATGCCACGCCGGGAGAGACAACGAACGCCAAACGAAGGACAAATATAAACTAATACAACTGCTACAAAATAAACAAAAAAATAAGGAAAAGTTTAGTGATTACGCTTGTATTACTTGTAGCAGTTTTGTAGTATAATAAGAGTGTAAAGAGGAGCTCAAAAACAACGCAGGAGGAACAAAAAAATGGATATCTATGAGAAGCTGAACGACCGTTACGCAGAGCTTGCAACAGCAGGCTACGGTCTGGATGATAGCGTCCGCAATAGCATTGTTGCTGAGTATCAGAGCCGCTGGGATGACGGCGAACGGTTTACCGGTCTCAGCGCAATGGATATGATCCTCGGCGCAAAGAGAGAGGACGACACCGAGGAGGAGCTCGCCGCTTGCGTGGATGATCTGGCAGACCGCATCAAGACCGCCCTAGTTGCCCAATGGGCTAAGCAGTACGGCAAAAGCCAGATGGTCAGCGTGCTTAACGCCATCACCGATCTGGACGTGAACGCATCCGTTAATATGCATGGAGCAGTCGTAAGACTGCATGAGATCGTCCGGGCATGGAACAATATGCACCCGGACGAGGATCCGATCTCCACCGCACCCAGCATCGAAATCTAAATGAAAGCTGCGCTATCTGGCTGGACGGGCGTTAGGAGGACACCATGGAAAACACCACTATCCGAAATCTCGGCAAGCTGTATCGCTTGCTGGACGAAGCCTGCACCCCTGACCATGCAAATCAGGCAGACCTCAGCAACGCTACGCGATTTCCCGTGCGTGGCGTTATGATGAAGATCACGCTGGCACACAAGCTCCACAAGATGACCCCGGAGCTGGACAATGCCTGCTCCTACGTCCTGAAGGATGTTGACATCGAGGACATTGACAGCAGCTTTGCGCTCAAAGCATTGCCGATGCAGCAGCAGGGCGTGTTCCAAATCGGGTATATGTCGCCCGATTATAAGACACTCGGCGTGGACGCGGGCAAAATTAAAGCCGCGCGGGAAAGCGCAGGGCTGACCATTCGTGCATTGTCGGAAAAGACTGGGTTGTCTACTGCGACAATCCAGCACGCAGAAGCCGGAAAGCCTACGCGGATGGCAACGCTCAAGAAAATTGCTGCTGCCTGCAACGTATCAGCAGAAGAGTTGCAAGGGTAAAAGAAAAGCGCCCACACGGAAAAATCCGCATGAGCGCTTAACTATTAAAGGTGAACACTTTGAAGTGCAATACTAAAATATCACGTTTTTTCTTGTAAGGAAAGTCTTTCGACAAAAATAGTGCAAATAAGACAAAATCCCCCACTTTGCCTACAAAGCACCCCGCGTGGAATGCAGGGCTTCGGCAAAGCAGGGGATTTTTTTGTAAAATCAAGATCGGAACCGCGCAAAAAGAAAAGCGGCAGACCCGAAAGCCTGCCGCTTCAATGCGTTTCGTGGGAAATCGCACCCAATTAAGATTATGATATCACACATCCAGCATTTTATCAATGCCTTTCAGCCGGTAGCCTATTGCCGTCCGACTGTAATGTGTCTGTGCTGCAATGTCCGGCAGCGGGAGCCGCTCAACGTACCGCAGTAAGGCTATCTTACGGTCTACCCTCCCAAGCGGTGCGTTTTTGATGGCGGCGATCATCCTCTGTCGGTCAAGTCCTTGCAGCGCAGGGGGCAGCACCACACGAGCCGCCGCCATGAGCACCGAGCCAGAAAGGCTGCGGCAGCTGTCCGGCGTTGCGCACCATATTGCCAATGCTGGCAAAACGGTGACAAAACGTCACAATTTCGTTGGCATTGCCGAGAGGATATGTTTTCGTGAGGTCACGAAAACGTGCGCAGACCATTTTCGTGACGTGCCGAAATTGCTCTTGTGCGGCGTACATCTCGGTGACGTTACCGAGATGCTCGTATGTAGTGCTTACCATGATATCCTCCTTACTGCTTTTGCAAAGCCGACCGTGCACGGTCAAAGAAAAATTGAATTACCTTGCTCATGGTCTCTTCCGTAATTGCCCACGAGACCAACCTGCCCCACTTGCTATTGTCCAGATAGTGGCGCAGCATTTTGACGCACCATGCCTTGCGCTCTGCGCCGCGCTTGGTGCCCTGAATCTCCTTTTCAGCTTGGTCGATCAGGTCAAGCACCAGCGTCCTGACTGATGCGCCGTAGCCCAGACGGATAAGCCCCAGTGCAAGCGACACGGTGCCCACAACAATGAGTACCAGCGCCAGCCACGCGGGCAGCGGGGTGAGAATGGTGTTAAGAATGGTTTCCATGTGTTACTCTCCTCTCTCTTTTTCGAGATCTTCGATGCGGTGGTTTGCCACCTTGATCTGCTCTTCCAGCACCGGTACGCGCTTGGCAAAGTTGTTGTGCTCCCGGACTTCGCGGGTCAGCTCTTCCAGCTTTGTGTCGGTCACCGCCTGATGCTTGTACAGCTTGGCGTCCATGCTCTGTGAGGTGCGGTTGTTAGAGACGATCACGCCGATCAGGCTCAGACCGCCGGTGATGATTGCCACGATGATTGATTCGCTCATGCGCCCTCCCGGAGACGGGTCAGACCCTTCTTTGCGATGATTTTTGTGTAGTCCTTGTAGGGCACAGACAAGTCCACGCCGGAAATCTTGCCCGGTATCGCGTCCACGACACCGGGAATCTTGCCATTGCTGGTATACTGCCACATCCCAAAAGACCATGTCGGGGTCGGCTTGTCGTCGCGGTATGCAGCCACCCACACATCGTACTTTCGTAATGCCGCGCCACCCATATACAGCCGGTTCTCCCCGAAATTGAGACCGGTGTAGAGCAGAGCGTAGAAGCCCCACTGCTCGATGGTCGCCAGCGCATACGCGGTCAGGTCGGTCAACGCCTGCTTGCCAAGTTTCTTGAGCTTGTTGTCCTCCACGTCCACGCAGATCGGCAGCTCAAAGGTCTTTCCGGTCAGCGCAGTTTTGAGCAGGGCAAGCTCTGCGTCTGCCATCTGCTTGTCGGTGGCGTAGGTGTAGTAGTACACGCCCACCGGAATTCCCAGCCGCTTGCACTCGGCATAGTTGCGCTCAAACGTCGGGTCGATGTACAGCCCATCCTTGCGCTTGCTCAGCTTGCGGTTGGTGGATACGGCTTTAAGCATCACGCCGGAGACAAGGCCGCTTGCCTTGACCTTGTCCCAGTCGATTCGCCCCTGCCAGCGGGAAACGTCCATGATAGGTCTCATACTCTGCTCCTTAATATTTCTCGCCGGTGATCTCTTCGTACTCTTTTGCGGTCAAGCGGTCGCGGGCTACCAGCATTTGCAGCATGGCTTTGCTCCACATTCCGCTGTTGTAGTTCTTCTTTGCCAAAAAGTAACCGTTGCTGTGCTCAGTCATGGTATGCATCCTCCTGTTCTTCGTTGGTTTCCTCTACCGGCACGCCCTCCAAAAGGCAGAGGAACTCTACCTTTGCAACGGCGTTGGCAAGGTCTGCCGCGCGGTTTTCTTCTTCCTGCCGGGTCTTGATGCTTCCGGTGTTGTAAACAATTTCCATAGTATCCTCCTTAGCCTAACGTAGTCATTTCGCAAGCCGGGGCGCAGCGATGCGCGTAGGACGTGCCCCAGCCGCTGACGAGGCCGCTGGAGTACACGCCGAAGGCAATGTAACCGTTGACACGATACGCAGAGCGCAGCCGCACATCGCGGTCCACAGTACGCTGTGCCAGATCTCGGGTGATGCGCAGCGGATAGGTCTGCCACAGAGCCTGCGGGGTCTTTGCGCCGGTGCGCTCCTTCCAATACGGCCAGTAGTTGCCCTCACCGGACACCTGCGGCGAGCAGTAGAGCTCCTGCAGCGAGGGCAGGAAAATCTTGTCATAGGTCACCACAGCGCTGTCGTCATCGGTGACGTTGTTGCTGTAGGTCACAACCTTCACGCGGGTCAGGGCGGCCTTGAAGTCATCAGAGAAACCAGCAAGGAAGCCGGGCACGGTGTCTGCCTGATCGGGCTTCATGTCCCATTCGTCCTGCGGAGTCCACCATGCGCCAGCAGCCTGATCGCTGTTGAGGTACTGGCGGTATGCGGACTTATACCAACGGTTGTCGCCGTAGCCGACGGGGTGCAAGCCGTTCAGGTTGCCGTTGTGCTTAGCAAGGAAAGTGCCGAGGTTCATGCCCGCGCTGCCAGCAGAGACGTTGCAGGTTTCCAGCAGCTCGCTCTTGTTCTGGTCTTTGTAGACGTAGACCTTCCAGCTGGTAGGTGCGGTATCCGGTGCGTTGTAGAAGCCGGTCAGGCGTGCGCCTGCGGGGGCGTTCTTGGTCAGGGTAAACTGGTAGGTGGTGCCGTTCTTGACGTTGCTGCCCCAGTCAAGACCCATCTTGACGTTGTAGGTGCCAGCCGCCAGACCAGCCTCGGGCACAACGTAAAAGGCCTGATATGCGGAAAACTGGATATCCTCCAGAGACGCATAGTGCATCTGCAGCACCATTGCGGGTGCGGTGGTGCCGGTCTCACCCTCGGCGATATCGTCCGGCTGCACCACATCCCAAGGGCAGTCGTAGGCTTTGCCGTCCTTTCCGGTGTAGGTGTTGACAAGCTGGGTGCCGGTGGGGAAAACCGCCGGTGCGTTACCGGCAGCCACCACGGCCTTGATGCCGTTATAGTCCATCTCCTCCACCACGCCGGTCTGTGCCCGCGCGATCACGCCCAGCGAAGTGGACATACCCAGCAGGGCGGCGGTCATCTGGTCAAGCTTTCTGCCGTTGTCTTTTGCGGTCTGATCCAGATAGATAGGCTCCACCACCTCGGTGGCAGGTGCCTGCGTGCTAATTTCGTTTTCAGCCATGTGCTTTACTCCTTTCAGGATTTGCGGTATTTCATGCAGACTTTGCCGTCAACCACGACAAATCCGCAGGATTCGAGGGCTGCGGTGCGCGTATCCAGCGCCTGCTCTGCTTGTTCCGCCCGGTTGGTTTCCTCCGTGATTTTAGCGGACAAGTCGCTTTCGGCGGCTTGCGCGCGCTCGACCTCAGCCGCGATGCTGTCGGCGTTGGCTTTTTCCGCTGTTTTCGCGCGGGAAATCTCCGATGCAAGGTCATCCCTTACGCCCTGAATCGCGTCACCGGTCGCTTTTGCATCCGCAGTCTTGCCGGAGAGGGAGAGGGTGGGGTCGATGGCTTTCTGGATGTTTTCGCCCGCCGTGTTGGCAAACTGCTCCACATACTCGCCCATCTGGGCGAGATCCTCCCGCACCTCGGATGCCATGACGGCTTTGCGGATGCCGTCAATTACTTCTTTAAATGGTTTCATCGTCTACCTCCATCGTTTGCAGCGCATAAGACTGCACATCAGATGCATACCCCTTGAGCGTGCGGCTCAGGTCATACGCGGTGGTTGCTTTGCGGGCGCTGAGCGCCTGCAGGTCGGCTATACTGTAAAACTTCTTGCCAAAGGTGAACACTTTTTTGTCAGGCTTGTTGTCCAGCGGCTCTACAAGCTTGCTACAGTTGATCCACACGTCCACGCCATGGGGCGGTGAAACAACGGAAGTTAGCTTGCCGAAATCAATCCTGTCCACATCCACGCCCGCGTCCTTCAGGTCTACGGCTTTCAACGTGATGCCGTCCGCAAGTCGTAAGTGCTTGCCAAGCTCCATGTCCGCTGCGTCCTGAAGGGACTGCTGGGTGCTGGCCGTGCCGTCCAGCACCAGATACCGGGTGATAAGTCCGTACAGCTTCTGGGCGGTTTCATCGTTGGCCGTGGCGGTCAGGGTGTTGGTGGTCTCCCACAAAAACCAGCCGCTTTTTTTCTTGCCGATGGCGATCACCCGGGTGACGATATCCTCGGCCTTGACATAGCTGGTCAGGTCAAGCAGGTTTGTGCCGAAGGCGATGCCCTGCACGTTGCGTTCTGTCGCGTCCTGTACATAGTCCAGATAGCGTGCTCTCTTGTTCAGACCGGGAAACAAGGGGGGATAATGAATCGTTTCGTGCCGGGTTGCCAGATAGCCGCCGTACACGTCCACAAGCTCGCTTTGCAGGATGTCCCACGTTTTGCCGTAGTTCTTACCGTCGCCGAACTCGTGCAGCTCCTCCACAAGTTGCGGGGTATAGTCTGCGGACTTTTCCCCGTTGACGTACACGTTGACCGTGCCGTCTTTTTCCGTTTTGATGCTGTACGTTGTGGATTCGGTGTCCTTTTTGGCCACTTTAATGGTACTGTCGAACTTATAGGTTTCTATTGGCGTAGTGATGGACGGGGTAACAATGGTCTGCTCTGCATCGTAGGTCTTGCTGCCCTGAGAGACTGCGTTTCTTCGGAGGGTAAACTGGTTGTCTCCCGTGCGCCAGGCAAGGTACTCCTTTCCGGTTACGATCTCGTTCAGCGGCCAGTTTTGTGCTGGTGGGGTCTGCACGTCCTCATAGTCGGAAAAAATATAGGAAAAACTCTCTTCAAGTCGGTTCCCGTTTTGGGAGTACAGACCCCATGTCTGGTAATAGTCGCCCTGCTCGTCCGGGCTGCTGGCGGCATAGTCCAGCTTCAGATAGCACTTTTCGGCTACCGGAACATACCGCTTTTGCTCCTCCACCGTGACGTTTCCGATGCGGAAGCTTTTATAGCTGTCGGTCAGGCTGGTGTGATTCTTGCAGAGAAAGTCCAGAAACTGCCGGATGGTCACGTCCTTGGCGGTGTAGGGTGGTACATCGGTGTCGTTGAGGTAGGCAAGCTCGCCCTCACAGTACACCCTCTGCCGCAGCAGAAAATCCTGCTCATGGCTCATGACCCTGCCTTGCCAGATCTCCTTACCGTCCTGCTCCACGGATACCACCGTTTTCAGCTTTTGCAGGGCGCTGTGTGCCACATTGCCCAGCGGGATGGTAAATTCCAGACTTCCAGCCTTACCAAACTCTCGGGTCAGAGTGGGGCTGATCAGCTTTGTGGTCTCCAGCGCAGAGCCGGGTGAATAGATACAGACCCGGTCTTTCCAGCTGTCCACGCCGGTCTGCGTGCCGGCATAGATCTTGTAACTCATAAGCTTGCCCCCAGATACTTGATGGTGATGCTGCTTGTAGCAGTAGCGGTAAAGGTCAGGGTGACGGTTCCACCGTCCGGGATATCCAGCCCCTCCAGATACTGCCACTCGGTCGTTTTGGCAAGGCTGCCCGCATAGGCCTTGTTGACCTGCAACGACACATTTGCCTCGCTTTCGCCGCGCTGAAAGTAGACCGCAGCGGTGTGCGGTGCGCCGTAGATGACCACATCCACCGGCGTATCGGCTGGCAGCGCAATGCTGCGGTAGTCCCGCAGGATGTCCGTTTCAAAGTTGATGTCATCCCACCGGATATCCTGTGTGCCGTCGTAGACGTTGTACTTGTACGGGTTGCAGCTGCCGGTAATGGTGACCGTTGCGGAGAGCCGCCCCGGCACGAACTTGACGTGCCACAGCCCCTCCCAGTACCACGATGGATCATCGTCAAACACGCATTGCAGCCACTTGCCCTCAAGGGCATTGTGCAGACGGCTTTGCAGTACCTTCCACAGCTTTTTCGGCGCGGTGCACAGCAGTTCCATGGTAATAGTGCGTTTTTTGTAGTGCACCTTGCCGTCCAGAGAGGTAGTAAGGTTGAGCAACGTGTCAGAGCCGGGTATCTGCACAAGGGTCTCGTCCGGTTCCGGCTCGCCGATGTTCGGGCTGCCAACCTTCATGTACAGCCCCCACGTTGCAAGGGTGTCGTAATTGCCCAGCTTTGCGCTGTGGATCGCCATTTAAACACCCCTTTCTGCCCGCAGGGTATACACGCCCATGCTGGTATCCATGTTGGTTGCAAGGCGCGGGGTGAGCATATCAGCCACCTTCTCGCCGTCCATGACAAGCTGCCCGGTGCCGATATCCGGCAGATGCTCATCCAGCATATCGCGGATCTGCTGCAAAATGCCAAGCTGTGCATCCGTGCCGGTGGTCTTTTCCATGTAGCGGTGCTGCATGGCTGCCCGGGTGGAGAACTCGGTCAAGCTGTCGTACACGTCATGCCCGGCAAAGGGGCTTTCGTAGTGGCTCACAGCCTGCCCGCCGCTGCTCTTGCCAAACTTTGCAAACAGTGCAGCGCCCAGCGCCACCACGCCCGCCACAATGGCGATGATCGCGGCAACCTCAGGGTTCGAGATGATCAGGCTGCCAATCTTTGCGATCAGTCCGCCTGCGCCCTTTGCGATCGTGCCCAGACTGCCCATGCTCCCGGCAAGTTTTGCAATACCAGTGCCCGCGTTGGAGACAAAGGTGCCGATGCCGGTACCCATGGTGCCCAGCACGCCCATGATCTTGCTGCCGACGTCGGAAACGTTGATGCCCAGATCCTGAAACACTTTGCTCAAGCCCTTAACGTCCGTTGTAACGCCGTCTGCATTTGCTTTGATGCCGTTGGACATGATCTGCTTAAAAGCCTTGAACGCCTCGCTCAGACCGCCGCCGGAATAAGCCTCGTTGATGGCTTCCAGCGCCTTGTTTGCCCAGTCAGACAGGACTTCGCGCTGCTCCTGTGACACCTCGCCCCACATCATGTTGACGATATCCAACCCAAGCGCTGCCCAGTCCTGATTTTTCAGGTCGGTATACAGGTTCTTGCCGATCTTAAAAATACCGCTGTTAAACTGCTGCTGTGCCTTGCTCAGGTTCTCTTCAATGCGCTTTTGGGTCGCCTTGATGCTCTTGTCGATGTTCTGCGCGGTCTCTATTACCTTGTCCTGCACTCCGTCAACGTAGCTGATGACCTTGGTGTAGGTCTGCCGCACGCCGTCCACGATGCGCTCGCCGGTCTCGGTGGCGGTGGTCTTGATGTGCTGGCTGCCGTCCGCGTAGGTTTCCACGGCCTGCTGCGTGGTGGTGGTGATGCCGTTGAAGGTCTTTTCTGCAATGGTAGTCAGGGTGCCAAGCAGGGTCTTGGACATATCTGCGTAGACCTTCTTGGTCGTGGTGCTTATCTTGCCGTTCGCGTCCGTAACTTTCTTGGTCACAAGCGTATAGGTAGTAGCAACGCCGTTGACCATCTCTTTGCCGGTCTCGGTGGTGGTTTCGGTCACGCGGTCTTTGATGTTTCCCGCTGCGTCCTTGACCTTCTCTTGCAGGGTCTCAACGCTTGTAGTCACAGCGCCCAGCGCGTTCTGTGCGGTGGTGGTTGCGGTGTGCGTCACGGACGCTATGACGGTTTCGGTATTGGAGGTGGATTTTGGGGTTTTGCCAGTCTTGGGAGTTTTGCCAGTCTTGCCGGAAGGACTTATGACGATGGAACTGCCAGATGTTCCGCTTGTTTTAGCAGGCACCCATCCGTCATTTTCGTCCCAGACCATGCCACTATGGTTATTGTCCCAGTTTTTTCTGCTTTCTTTTTGGATTTTTTTGCTTTCTTGGTCTGAATTGAATGCCTTTTTATAAACAGCATCCCAGTCACCATGGAAAATGCCAATTTCTCCGCTTTTCAAAGCATCAAAAACAGCTTTCAGGCCAACAGCAGAGGATTTAGCCTTGTCTATAACGCTGGTAAGACCTGTTATTTCTCCGATAAGGCCGCTCCATCCGTCGAGCTTGTATGCGTCTTGAGCAGCCAGAACCATTTCGTTCAGTTTGGAAATAACACCACCAAGAGCGCTTGTAAGATTTCCAGTCAAAAGTCCGGCCAGCTGGCTGACGTTATCCTTCAGGGTGGATATACGCCCGTTCATGGTCTGGCTCTGGGTGTCCATGGCGTTATAGTAACGCCCGCCCTCCTCGCTGGCGGCTATGAGCGCCTGCGAAAGAAGGTCGTAGCTGATGGTCATGTTCTGGACTTCTTGCACCGATTTGCCGGTGTAATCTGCCAAGATCTGATAAATATTGATGCCCGCATAGGCAAACTGCTTGATGTCTATCGTTGCAGCCTTGCCCACGTTTGCGATCTGCTGCAGGTTTGCAGCCATGCGGGATAGTTCTGCGTTACCGCCGCCTGTTGCGGAAACTGCATCACCCAGCGCATTGATGACCTTGCGGGAATACTCTGCGTTTTCGCCTGCGCTGATGAGCAGCTGGTTTGCCTGCGTCAGGGATGCCACGTCAAACGGGGTGCGGGCTGCATCCTCCTGAATGGCCTGCATAGCTTCCTGTGCGGCCTGTGCGCTGCCCAACATATTGGTAAAACCGGTGGTATACTTCTCTATCTGGGCATTATAAGAAATGCCCATCTCCACAAAGCCCTTTGCAAGGCCTACCGCTTTTGTCCCAAGCGAGGTAAGCATATTTGCAAGGACGGTCGCTTTTGCGCTGGCTGCTGCAAACTGGCTTGCCATGCCTGAAACGCCGCTCCCGGCGGTGTTTGCGCTGCGGTTCAGCGAGCTTGCGGCGCTTTGCGTCTCTTTTCTGGCCTGCTCGATGCTCTGCTCATACTCGGAGGTATCAAGCCCCAAAGTGGCCATCAAATTGAAAATATTCAGGTCTCACCACCTCCGTTCTGCTCTGCGGCTTTTTTACTGTCTGCAAGCGTCTTTTCCCAACACGCCTGCGCTTCTTCCAGTGTTGTTTCGTGTCGGCGCTGGGATAGCGGCTTGTCGTACTCTGCCATGATCTCACTGAAGGACTGCTCCACCTGCTGCCCCAGCGATACAGCACAAAGAAAAAGCATATCAGCCGTATACAGCTGGTATGCCTTTGTGCGGTGTCGTTCGCGCATCTCGCTGATGACGAACCAGACGAAATACTTTATTCCGTAGGCGCGGAGATGCTGGAGGTCGGCTCTGCAGAGGTAGTGCCAAAACTCAGGCCGTTCAAGTCGGCCAGCGATGACAAAAAATCCTGCATATCCTCCTGCATCACCGACTTGGTAAGCGCGGTGAACGCCTTGGGCAGGGTGTCTTTCTCGCCCTTTTCCAGCGTGTACAGCTGGTGCAGGGCGTTCATGGTGCGCTGCGGGTCAAGCTTCATCAGGGGCTTGATAAAGTCCAGCGCAGCCAGCGCAAACTCGCGCGGGGTCAGCTTTTTCTTGCCCTCTGCGGTTTCGGCAGGCTCTGCGCCCAGCAGCTTCATGGCGTTGGCAACAATGGTCTCCCGGGCGGCTTTGGTCTCCGGGTTGTCTACGTTGTCCTTTGCGTCCATGATCATGCGGGTGATGCCGTCCACCGCGTCATACAGCTTGGGCAGGGCTTCCACGGGGTCAAGATTGATGGTAAGAATCATTACTCTGCCGCCTCCTTTACGTAGAACTCCATAGGCACCTTGCTGGTGTCGGTCATGTCGTAGTGCCCCTTCAGGCTCAGGTTGATGTTGCCCTTGCCGTCCTTGGTGGTTTTCAGTTCCAGACCGCCATCGCTCACGGCCTTCATCAGCTTAACCGCGGCATAGCCGCCGCCGATCAGATTGCCATGCCACCAGATATCCTGGAAGTCCGTGTTTTCGTAGTCCTCGCGGACGGTGATCTTGTTGGTTTCCACATCTGCAGCGCCCAACTCCAGCTTGATGGTGTCGGCGCTCACGGTCATGCAGGTGGTAGACATCCCGCAATCCCAGCTGGTAATGTGCTTGAGCTGGTATGTGTTCTCGGGAACTTCGTCCAGATCCTCACCCAAGTCCACGGTGTTGGGCTTGCAGCTGACGGTGATGCCGCCGGAAGTCAGGCAGATCATATCCTCCGCTGCAATGGGGGTAGTGCCCGCCAGGTCGAACTTCTTGAGCAGCGCGCCGGCCTGAAACTGAAGCTTTTTGAAAGCATCCGGCGAAATGGCGTGATACATTTTGTTCATGCGTTATCCTTTCTCACACCACAAAGGATGTGACGTCAAAAGTAAGGTATGTGCACAGGTATTTTTCTGGGGGATTGTCCATAGACTGCGCCCACGGATTGCCTGCGCATAAAAGAATTGCGCCGCCCTCGCACTCGATGGTAAGCCCATCACCGAGGGCAGCGCGCATCTCATCTGTTTTGCGGATGATGGGAAGCTTGCCGCCGTTTACCGGATACCACAGCCGCGCATGGAAGGTGCTGCTCTCGTCAAACCCCTTGGGAATGACCGGCAACACTGTGATATAGGGCAGGGAAGCGCCCTGCGGCACGAAATCCTCCGGGTATACCGGAATCTTGAACAGCGTAAAATAGCTGTTCAGCGCCGTTGTAATGGCTTCTGCTGCGCCCATCAGGAAAGCACCACCTTTTTGCACTGCACAACGGCAAGATTCATCTGGCTTTCGGCGGGGGAAATCTTGTCGCTGCTCGCGGTGGTCACCTCGTAGGTCTGCCCATCGTCCAGCCGCTTGATGCGGTCGAAGGGGGACAGCTTGATGCCCTTATCCACATAGAGGGAGTAGGTGGATGCCGTGCCCTGCTGCTCTGCTTGCTGCGCTTCAATGGTCTGGTCGTGGCGCTCTACGGCAAGGAACTCCATGCCGTCCTCCCATGTGGTGGTAGAGCCAAACAAACCGTCCGATACCAGCTTTTTTTCCATGAAGCAGAACTTCTTGGTGAAATTCTCCATCACGGTGAACTTTGTGAAATCGTTTACAGGCATTACAGTTTCCTCCATTGGTTGATCTCCCGGCGGTAGCGTGTGCAGCCGTCTGCGGGCAGTCCGTCCGTTCCGGTGGCCATAGTGCCACTCCATCCGTTGAAGGACTGGGAAACATAGCGCCCACCGCCGGGCGTGGCTGCATCGTAGTCAGTGATCTTCTTGGCAAGCTCCACAAAAACGTTGGGTACCCGCATAGGCTGTACCGTGCCGGTAAAGGTTTCGGGGGTCAGAGGCTCGCCCGCCTGATGCACGCCGTCATTGAAGATAGAGCCCTCTATTTTGTAGAACTGGTGCGGCGCAAGCCCGGACAGGATGTTTTCAGGATCTGCAAGCACGTCCGTGTTGAAGTTGATCGCATCCCAGATATAGTCCACGCCAACGATGAACCGCCCTGTAAACGGTGCATCGTACCGGTCAAAAAAATTGTGCGTGTAAACGCACAGCTCTGGCACAGTCATGCGGGGTCACCTCCTTGCAGGTCAGACCGATTCGCCCGGGGTGATGGTCTGGACAGAGATGCCGTCCAGATACTCGGCAAACAGGGTCACGCCGGTGATGGCAAAGCTTTCGGACACCGCGGTGGTGTAGTTGCCCTGCGTATGGAAGCCGATCAGGTTGCTGGCCTCGCCTGCGGTGGTGTACACCAGACCGGCCTTTGCGTAGTCGCTGTCGGAGGGGTCAACGTAGTACATCACGATGTTGTCCACGGGGGTGGCAATGACCTTGCCCTTTGCGATCTCGCCATCGGACAGCAGGAAGATGGTGTTGTAGCCCATGAAGTCCTTGATGTACTGGAAGCCGTACTGGTTCTGGATGGTGATGTTTGCGGTGCCCAGATACTCGGCCACATCCAGAACGTTTGCAAAGCCCACCACGCCGGTGACGGTGCGGTGCATGTTCTTAAACTTGTTCTCCACGCTGCCCTTTGCCATCGCCAGAGCCATCTGGAAGGTCTTGGGCGTGCCCTTCAGGCTGCCGGTGTTCAGGTACTTGTAGAACTTGTCGGTGACCTTTGCGGTCAGGTCGTACAGAAACTCGTCATCGGTCTTCTGCACGGCAACCTCGTAGCCGTAATTCTGGATAGCCTCGATGGTGACGGCTTTGGCGTACTTCTCGATGGTGATCTTGCCGTAGTCCTTCTCCTTGACGGTGTACTGGCTGTAGGGGATCTCCTCGCCCTCTGCCACGGTGCCGCTCTGCAGGGTGCCCTGTGCGTACTTGCTCTTCAGCACAGTGCCGGGCTGCATACGGATGGGGCGCATGATGCCCATGATCTCCCGCAGATGATCCCAGTTGCGCTGGAAGCGGGTCACGAAGTCGATCTCGCGGGGGTTGACGGTGATCTCGGTGGTGGTAATCAGATTTTCTTTTGCTGCCATAGCTTATTCCTTCCCGCCGCCTGTAAACAGGTCGGCATTTGCTGCAATCGCTGCCTGACGCTCGCCAGCGTCCTTGATTGCAAAAATCTGGTCTTTGGTCATTTTGGAGCCGGTGTTCGCGGGCGGGTTGTCCACCGGTGCGCCCTTGGTGGAGGTGCTGCCCACATAGTCGCTCCAATCGGTTTTCAGGCTCTCAGCCAGCTTGTCCGCGTTCTTCACGTTGCCCTTGCTGTCCAGCTCCATCTTGTCGATGTCCTCACCAGACAAGCGCACGATGCGGTCAAAGTACTTTTCCAGCACGCCTGCGGCCTTGAGCTGCTCCCGGAACTTGGCTTCCTTGGCTGCATGGGCGTCCTTCTTGGTCTGCTGGGTCTTGTAGTCGGTCAGCGCCTGTTCTGCGGTCTGCTTACCGCTGTTGGCTGCGTCCCGTTCCTTTTCCGCTGCAACGCGGGCGTTTTTCTCGGTATCCAGCTCGTCCCGGAGGGCATCGGTCTCCTCGTGCAAGGCGTCCAGAATGGCTTTTGCCTTGTCATCGTTGGAGGTTTCGGCGTTTTCCAGAATCTTGCGGATATCTGCTCTTTTGAGTGCCATGTGTGTTCGTCCTTTCTGCCCTTGCTTGGGCTGCCATGCTTGGCAATAAGGTTTAATTTGCCGGACATGCTGCCGGTGTGGTGCCGCTTGCAGGAATCGAACCTGCAACTCCCCGGTTATGAGCCGGGAGCACTGCCAGTTGTGCGAAAACGGCACAAAAAAGC